GAATTAGAGAATAATAAAATGAATCTCTTATTAGCAGGTATCTTATTCGCACAAGAGGCTACACATAGGCAAATAGAGCTATTTATGGCTAAATACTACATAGGTAGGGAATCTTATGATGATATAGGCAGGGATTTCCAGATAAGTAAACAATCTGTAGCCAAAACAATAGATAGATCATGCGATATATTAACCAATATTATCAATAGATTAAGTGGTTGACGAATTTGATGCTTTTTTAACCTTCGAGGTTGACATTTAAAAACTTTTTTTATTTTTTTAACTCTAGCAATATTAGAGTTTATATATTTTACCCCTTTATTTTACCCCCCAAATAGTGCAAAATTGGTTGACTTTTACTACTATTTATAGAGGCTTAATCGTGCCTCACTCGTTACGGAGTAATGATTATAAGACCAAGATGGTTGTTTAACGATAGACAGGAAACGATGTAAGTTGTAGCTACAGCTTTTTAAATATGGAAGATAAGGGAGTATCACTTAATGTTGAGTTGGTTGGGATCAAGAATCTTAAAACCACTCATAATTGGAGATTAGAGTTTGATGTATTTGAAGTCGAATCTGATAAAGTAAAGGATTTGATGGATATGTTAAATAAAACATTAGCAATGGGATTAATCACACATGACTAAAGAATCGGGGGTTAATCGGGGGACTAATGGTCAATTTCGTAAAGGTCATAACATAGGTAAAGATACTAGATTTAAACCAAACAATAATGCTAACCCTAATGGTAGAAGGGGTGCATTATCCGATATTATTAATGTCATCTTTGACGAAATAGAACCAGATGGCAAATCCAAAAAAGAAAAAATGTTAAGAAAAGTTTATCGCATGGCAATGAATGGTAGTTTAGGTGCTGTTAATTATTTAAGTGATAGAACAGAAGGTAAAGCCAAAGAGATAAGGGAAGTAACTAACAAGAATGAACCAATTAAAATAATTACTATTGATTAATTGGCAAATAAACGAGATACGAAAAGAAATAATCCAGAGTCCAGAACGGATGAAGGTTGTTGTAGCAGGAAGAAGATGGGGCAAAAGTATCTTATCGGTTCTGTGGTTACTTCACGAAGAGATACAGCCAGAAGAACGCAGGTGGTTTGTTGCACCGACATACAGACAGGGGAAGATGGTAATTTTTCCGATGTTGCGTTCTGTATTTCGACAATGGCAGGGAGCTATAATCAACGAGTCAGAGTTATCTATTAAGCTACCTAATAATGCAGAGATTTCAATTAAAGGTGCAGAGCAAGAAAACAATCTTAGGGGAGCAACTTTAAATAAAGTAGTAATGGAAGAGTTTAGTTACATAAAACCTAATGTATATGAAGAGATTATCTATCCTATGCTAACAACTACACAAGGTGAGACATTGTTTATTGGTACACCTAACTCATTTGACCATCTATATGATTACTATCTTAAAGGTCAATCAGATGATCCAGATTGGAAGTCATGGCAATACACTACAGTACAGGGTGGGTTTGTAACACAAGAGGAAGTAGATAAAGCAAAAGCAACAATGGATGAGGTTACATTTAAGAGTGAGTTTATGGCTGATTTTGTATCTACAGGTAATAGAGTAGCTTATAACTTTGATAGGAAGATACATATTAAACAGGCTAAAGAGTTATCACCTAATTTATTCTGGGGTATTGATTTCAATGTAGATTATATGTCTGCTGTACTAGGTTGTGAATATACAGATGGTTCTATACACTACTTCCATGAGATAAGACAAACAAATAGCAACACAGAGCAAATGGCTGTAGCTATGAAGAAGGTAGCTCCACATATACCATGTTACCCAGATAGTGCAGGTTCAGCCAGATCAACTACGAGCCATAAATCAGATCATCAGATACTTAAAGATTATTCTTTTCAAATAATAGCAAAGAAATCTAACCCACCTGTAATAGATAGGATCAATGCACTTAATAGAATGTTAAAGGATGCTAATGGTAGGGTTAAGATGACAGTTGATCCATCCTGTAAATATTTAATAAAAGATTTAGAACAATGTCAAAGAGATAGAGCAGGTAAGATAGAAAAGACTAAAGATATATCTCTTACTCATGCTCTGGATGCCTGTAGTTATTACATAGCATTAAAGCATCCTATTGTAAAGCGTGTAGCTGTGAGTACAGAATGGTAGAGTTTTTGTTGGGTATAGTAGTAGGAATCATTATCACTTTCATATTCTTACACTATTATGGTAAGCATTTAGATTTACGAAAGAAAGAACAGATGGGGGAGTTCATCAGAGAATATACAGAGGCTAATAATTATGCCACATCTTAAAGGTTTATAAATGGAATTACATGATAAAATAATGCTCCCAGACCTCGGTAAAGAGGCTGTTTTGCGTTCAGTTAAAGAGGCTGAATATAATGCACTAGATGATATTATAGCTGAAAAGAACACATCCTTAGACTTCTATTACAATAGAAACTTAGATGATCATATATCACAGTATTTTAGTTCAGAGTCCTTATCTCAGATTCCACCTGTGATTATGTCATTAGTTAAGAGGTTTGCTAAGAGTAGATTGATGTTACTTAAACAACCTGCTGAAAGATTTATTAATGGTGAGTTCAATGATTATTATGCTGAGAAAGCTCACAACCTAGATAGTAAAGTAAGAGAGTTTGGGGAACTATCTTGGCTGTTAGGTAGCTGTCATCTACAGAGTATGTATAATGAAAAGATGCAACGCATTGAATATAAACTGCATCCTATTGTTAAAGAGTATATATATGATGGTGAAGTATATGGCATGAGCTATGAGATACATAGAGATCATAATGGTGATAGACAGTTCGTATTCTGGAGTAAGCCTATGGATGGTGAGCAGGGTATGCACTTTCGTTTTAAGCTAAATGGTGCAATGTTTCCGATAGGTAATAACATAGAGATGGTAAATCCTTATGATGTTATCCCTATTACTAAAGTAGAGTTCAATACAAACGCATACGATGTTACAAGGTGTGCCATTCATGCTAGTAACGCATGGACAGAGATAATGATAGCCACTAGGCTTATGATGGGTTCACCTGTGATTACAGGATTAGATTCAGAAATACCACCTTATATGAAGTTTGGTATTGATAGGCTTATCGCACTTCCAGAGGGTGCTAATATGCAGTATGTAAGTCCTAATGCTAATCTGATCCAGATGATACAATCCGTAAAAGATTTAATTAATCAAGTAGGGCAGAATCATAGCTTAACAATTAGATGGGGTGAATCATCAGCACCTCCAAGTGGTGAGGCATTAAAGATTCTATCTGTAGATAATATAGAAACCAGAGAGTCTGATATTCCAATCTTTAGAGATTTTGAGCATGAAAGATATATGATAGATAGGGAAGTGTTAAGAGTGCATGAGGGTGCTAATCTATCAGAGAATTACAGCGTAGACTATCCAGAGGTGGGTTTTCCTATGACATGGACAGAAGAACGCAACAAGCTAGAGTTTTTGATGGAGCATAATCTTATTACTAGGGAAGAGCTTATACGAAAGTTCAATCCAGATATAGATGAGGCTGAACTTGCTATGAAGATGCAAGAGTTAGAACCAGAGCAACCAGAACAACCTGCTAACAAGTTATTAGAGGCATTACAGCGTGGCTAAAGAAACAGCATCACTAGAATACGCTAAAGCAGTAGAACGAATACAGAAAGAGCTTGTAGAGCAGATATTTGATCTACAAAAGCAAGGACTCAGTAAGAATGAGATACTACTTGTATTGCAGGGGTTGGATATGGAAGATATTATTCTTAACCAACTTAACCTAAATGCTGATATAGATAAGCTAATGCTAGAATATGAGAATGTACTTGGTGCTATGGAAATGACAGGTGCAGTAACAGCAGAGTCCTTAACAGCTTTAAGAGAGATGGATAGAAGTTTTTATATTAAACAGGCAGGTAGTATAGGTGAGGCTATTAAGAAAGAAGTAGCAAGGGGAGTTATAGCAGGTGCTACTGAAAGAGAGATAGCAGATGGTATTTTAAGGGGTGCAGGTGGCGTTTTAAGGGCAGATCAAGCAGAAACCCTAGCTAATACTGCTCTGAATCAATTTGAGCGTAATGTTAAGGTAGAGATGGCAGAGTTTGATGATCCTAATGCGAAGTATGTTTATATAGGTGTTATAGATAGTAAGACCAGAGATATATGCTTACTAATGGCTAGTGTAGGAGCATTAACCAGAGCAGAGATAGATGCTAGGTTTCCAAATACTTTTTCTAATTCAGCAGGATATAATTGCAGACATCATTGGAGAAAACAAACATCAAGATCAAGGGAGTTAATGAAGCCAGAAAAAGCATCTTCTTTTATAGATAAAAAGAAAACATTTAACCCTGTAACTGTAGAGGGTATCAAGGTTGGGTAAGTTAGCTAATATACCAAAATTTGATAAAATGTTTTGGAGAGATGTAGGTGATGAATTAACTGATGAAATTATTGCTAATACTAGAGAAAGAGGTAGGGATGTTCATGGTAAAAAGTTTAAAAAGTACAAAACGCATACACCTTTTTGGTTTACTAAAAAAATAAAGGGTAAAGCTGTAAGAATATATGCAGAAGATTATCCAACTAGAAAACCAAAATTATTTAGAGGTACTTCAAGTAATAAAGTTGATTTAACACTTACAGGAGATATGTTAAATGGATTATCAACAAAAGGATTTACTGATGATAGTGTTATTATAGGATGGAGTGGTACTAATGCTAAAAAAGTACAATGGAACGCAGATATGGGTAGGGAAATAACCACTAATAGAAAGCCATTAAGTAATAAAGCGTTAAAACTAACATTCAAACTTATGAACAAAAGAATTAAAAGAAATGCAGATAAAGAAACTGCAAAGCCTATCAACTTAAAAATAGGCAGATAGATTTCATTAATATGGAGGAAAAAATGGAAGAACAAGTACAAGAGAGTGTACAAGAGTTGGCTACTGAAAGCCAGAACAATACAGACAATATAAGTGATCGTGAGTCTGAATTGTTGCGTGAGGTCATGCAAAAGAAAGAACGATTACAGAAAGCAGAATCTGAAATAGCTGAACTTAGGAAAGCTCAAGAGGCTGAGAGGCAGAAACAGTTGGAAGAAAATGAAGAGTGGAAAACACTCGCAGAAGAAAGAGCCAAACAGCTTAGTGAACTTACTCCTGTAGTGGATCAGTATAAAGCTGAACGCACAGCAGAGAAAGAGAAACTGCTTTCAGACTTCCCAGAAGAAGATAGGGAAGATTTTAAGGAATTGAATCTAGCACAGCTTAGATCAGTTCATGGTAAGATAATTAAAACAAAATCAAATATTCCAAGTGTAGATACATCAGATTCTACAGGGATGCAGGGTTATGCCACATTAAAAGAGGCTGTAAAAGACCATGTATCTGGGAAGATAGATAGAACCACTTATGAGCAAATTAAAGAAAAGTTCACATCTAGAATCGGTAGATAATAACCCCACGACAGGCTTAGAGATTGAAGGGGATATTAAATCTGCTATTACGAAAGATAGAGAGCATATCTATATGGTGGGAAATGAAGAAGTACCTTATGAGGAAGGCTTTAGAATGTCTGTAGGGCAGGAAAAAGTACCATTCTCTGATATAAGATCAACTTTCTCTCATATTTCACAAGATAAGTGGGATTCTATATTTGGAAGGAAGGAAAATAAATAATGGCAACAGGAGATAGTGGGAATTACGCAGGTAGCCTTTTAGAGGTTATCGAGGCAGAGGCTATTCTTAAATTTAGTGAGGCAAGTGTATCTGTGCCTTTGGTAACTCAAAAGAGTGAACCAAAAGCTGATCAGATTACTTTCGTAGCTTATAATGCAGGTTCTAACACAGTAACATCAGCAGATGTGGCTAACACAGCAGAGGGTACAGTTACCCCATCTACAGCATTGGATTCTGAAAAGAAAACAATCACTCTAGATATGTATAGTGTTATGCTACCTATCTATGATGAGGCTAAGTTATCAAACGCTGATGATGTATATGCTAACGCAGGTGCATTAGCAGGTAATGCAATGGCATCTAAGTTAGACTCATTAGTAAACGCACTCTATGATGGTTTTTCAAACGCTGTAGGTGCTAACAATTCAGCTTTAACTGTAGATAATCTTTTTGATGCTCTATCTAGTTTAAAGCAGAACTCAGCACCGGGGCAACCTCATGCAGTTTTAGAGCCTAGACAGATATGGGGAACTTATGGAGTACATAATGACCTAGTAACATCTGCTCAATTTGCAGGTGCAGGAATACAAGATGAAGGTGCTAGAAATGGATTTGTTTCCAAGATAGCAGGTATTGATATGTATTCTTCACCAGAGTTTACCATTACTGATAATGATGGTGGAAGTTCTGGTACTGCATCATCTGTTAAGGGTGGTATTTTCGTATCTGAGGCTATCGGATTCGGTTATGCAGGTGAAATGATGAGAGTTGAAGAGTATAGGGAAGGTTCTTTCCTACGCTCTAACATTGTTGTATCTAGTTTCTGTGGTGCTACAGAAATCATAGATGGATATGGTGTTGAGGTACTTTCTCAGATCATAGCTTAATAGCTAATCAATAATATGGGGGGTGGGCAACTGCCCCCCTACTTAAAATAAAAGATTTAATATGCCAGATAATATTAACGAAAAAATAAAAGAACAATATGATCACGATAATAGTGGGGGTTCACTTAATACTAATTTAGGTGATTTTTTAGATTCTGAAGGTGCATCTGGTACTTCCAATAACTCTAAATGGAGAGATTGGGCATCTGGTACAGGCACTAGCTTAAATACAAGACTATTCCACAAGCATGGTGGTTCTGGCTCATTTATGACCAGATGGAAGAATTGGATAGCATTTAGTTCAACTCATTCCTTCAATTTCGATGGTTCTAATGATTATTTAGAATTTGAAGATGAATTTGTTTTTAGTGGTGCATTTACTGTGTCGTTTTGGGTAAAACATAATTCAAGTGGTGCTGAATATGTACTTGGCAAGGCAAGTGGTGACCAAGATTATTTTTATGTACACCCAACAAGTCCAAGATGGAGGATAGCTAATAATCTTATACTTTCTGATACAGATATGGCAGTTGGTGTATGGCATCATGTATTAGCTGTAAGAGATTCAAGTGATAATTTTATATGGTACTTGAATGGTTCTCTTGCAACTGTATATAATGGAAGTTCTTATGTAACAACAGGTGTTACAAGGTCTGGTGATTTTGATGTAAAGTATCTTGGTAGAAGTTTAAATATTTATGGAGAAATTCAATTAGATGAGGTTGCATTTTGGGATACTGCTTTAAGTGCCTCAGATGTTACTTCCATATACAACAATGGTAAGGTAATTGATCTTAGTAAATCAGCATCATACGGAACGGACAGGACAGGTAATCTTAAACTTTGGTTACGCTGTGGAGACAAAGCAGAACCAGAATCCACTACTGCAATCGCAAGACAGGACTTCTATTTAGACTTTGATGGTACGGATGATTATGTGAGTGTTGCAGATGATGATGATTTATCATTTGGTATTGGTTCAGCAGACACCCCATTTAGCATATCTGCATGGATTAATCCTGTAGATGCGACAGGGTTTCCAATAATATCAAAAGGAATTTATAATACAAGTGCTGAGTATATATTTTGGATAAATTTAGGTAACACATTATCATTTGAACTGTATGATGAAAGTGTATCAAATACCTATGAATTAGCTTACTATAATTCTTCTTTAGCAAGTTATGAAGGTTCTTGGTTTCATGTTTGTGCTACTTATGACGGAAGAGGGGGAACAAGTGCAAATGCAGGAATAAAATTATATATTAACGGAGAAAATGTTTCAACTACTCTTTCAGGAGCAGGCACTTATGTTGCAATGGAAAATCTCGGTGCAGATGCTCATATAGGCAGGTATGATAGTTATTATGCAGATGGTAAGATTTCAAACTTAGCAATACATCAAACAGCACTCGATGCTCAAACCATTTCACAGATGGCAAAATCGAGGTTTATTCCTGTAAGAGACAATCGCTTTTCTGTAGTGGATTTTGATGGTAGTAATGATTATATCGATTGTGGTACAGGACTTGGTACATCACTTGGAGATGACTATGCAGGTAGTTTAACAGTTTCTCTATGGTTTAAAGCAGATGTAACAAGTGGGAATGATGGTTTATTTAATATTGGAAGTTTTAGCAATACACAGGGTGAGTTTTCAATTACATTAGAAAGTAACATATTAAGATTTAAATTGAATGCAGTTAGTTGGAATATAAATCATACCTCATTTACATCAACTGATTGGAATCATGTAGTTTGTGTTTATAGTGTAGGAAATGAGTCTAATTCAAAAATGTATTTAAATGGTGTATCAGTAGGAACAGCAAGTGGCACATTTCCATCTGCGTCTGATATGGATTTTAGTGGTCTAAAAACCATTATTGGTGCTTATTATTCTTCTGGGTATCCATTTGATGGTTCTATATCTTCACTTGCAG